AAAACAAGCCGACACAAGATGTCAAGGATATAACTGAAGAATCTATCAAGAAGTTTGAAGAGGACATTGGTTATAAGAAGGTGGCTAAACAAATAGCAAGTGTTATTGAAGGATTTGATTTACCTAAAGATATAGAGAACCAAGCTAAGCAAACATCTTATACACAATTTACTGGACAAGGTAATGACAAAGATGTAGAGAAGTGGGATAACAATATGATTGGTCAATACCTTGACTTGTTTGAACAGATAGCAAATGAGATTGGTGATAAGGCAGAGCAAGAAGGAATTATTGCAGATGTCTTTGGAGAAGTAGAACAAAAACCTGTTATGAAAAACCCAGGGGATAGCCCAACTGAAAAACAGATGGAGAAGTTTAACCAAGCTATCAGTAAATCAACAGACAAAGGCGACATGGACTTAGTTAAAAAAGCAAAGAAGTTTTTAGCTGATGGTCAACTCACAAAAGGTAATGTATTTGACTGGATAGATAATGATGGAGACTGGTCATTAAAGGATGGTTCATAGGTGTCACTTGAGAGTACAGGGCAAATCTTTAATGTAGATAAACTTAAATCTAAATTAAAAGAGAGATACCCTAACCATAACTTTGATGTTGTAGCTCAACCAGATACTAAACATAAAGCACCACATGTCTGTTTAAACAACAAGATATTTTATACAGACATGGAGGGCAACACATATTGTGGAGCAAGATACAAACAAACAGAAGAAGATAACTACCATAAGTGGACATACCAAGTGTGTCATGCCATGGTAAAAAAAGCAGACCAAGGAGGTAATCAAGATGTCATCCCCTTTTGAAGAGATGAGCAAACCATTACAAGAGTTTTGGGTTAGACAAAAAGAAGTAGGTAATGTTAAAGCTGTACCACGAGGAGCTAACTGTATGCTGTGTGCCAGTGAATTAACAGACCAAGACGAAGACCATAGTGTATGTAATATATGTTGGGTAAAGCTAGGTGATGATAATGAAGTGTAAAGAATGTGGATTAGCACCTGAGACTACACTTACGCATGATGGCAGATGTGTTGGTTGTATAGCACACATGATAGAGGACTGTGTTTAAACAATGAGCAATACATACAAAGACACATACGAATCAAGAAACAGTGGTGAAGACATGGCAGATTTAGCAATGCAAAAACATTTAGAAGCTAATGAATGTGTAGAGTATCAAGATTACTTACGCATAGGAACTGACCCCAAAGAAAACAAACTGGATTTGTTCTGGTATGCAACAAAGATACTACTGCTACCAGATTATATACTGGTTCGTAAAGGATATATATACTTTATAGAAGTTAAAGGAACTAACAAACTTAAAGCAGAAGACTATTACAAGATACAGGAGATGGCATTTAAAGGTTCAAGATTTAAAGAAGTCAAGGTAGGTATCATGTATTTTAAAAACATAAATGCAGACCCAGTGTGGATAGACCACCATAAATTATATGATTACTGGACTGACCCAAGAATACCATTACAGTATTATCCAGAAAAAGATTTTATGGGCAACGCCAAAGCGTACAAAGAACTACCTGTTTAAACAAGGACTATATTTTTTTATAGTGGGCAATAATTATCCCAACCTTTATTACTTATGGTGAAGGTAAGGACACCAGGGTGTGACCACAACCCAGTTCTCTCTGTAAAATCTATACTCTTATCTATTGATGGTGCTTGAAACCAAGTTCTATCTCCTTGTTGTTTCATTCTTAGGTGATGATAGTGAGCTGTCACTAATATCTCTGCGTCACCTACTGGCAACCACCCATACATTTGACCCTTCCACCATTTTTCTATCTTAGCTTCTGGATTACCACTACCACCAGTCATGTGTCCATGTGTAAAGGCAACTGTCTTACCCTTAATGACTAGCGTTTGATGAAAGCCAGTAGGCACATTTACTTCAACCTTACTGTATCTCTCTGGATTAGCTTTCATAATCTCTTCACATATCTGCAAGTGCATAGTGTCTGAGTTATCTAATCTGTTTGTAGATACCTGACCTTTACTGGTCCTTGACATCTCACCATGATTACCTGGAACACCTGCCAAGATTAACTTTGGTGCATGAGGTAAGAATGTATCTATGGTTTTCATAATCATAGCTCTTGCTAATGCGTACTGCTCAATCAATGTAAGTTCTACATTATGTGGTTGTGATTCGTAGAAGTGTGGCGTACAGTTTTCTGTAAGGTCACCAAGTCCTACCATATATATCTCATCTATATCGTGACCTAACTTACGCAGGTCTTTAATTCTATTTACTGAATCTTGTAAAGCCCTATCGTATCTGTTGATAGTATTCTCTACTCCATAATCTTTTTTTCCAAGTTGCCAGTCACTCATAAAAAACATAAACGCAGTGTCACCTTGTTTATATTTAGATACAACTGGTGGTTTCTTTGCTGCTCGTTTAAACAACTCGTTAAAGTATTTGTCATGGGTAGGACTTTTCTTTTTTACAAGTCCTTTAAATGCAAAGAAGGTCTCAGTGCGACCTCCTTTTAATTGTACAGACCATGAACTAGACCTTACTGTACCTTCTATCTCATATAACTTTGGGTCATAACCCCATTCACGCAGAATCTGGTCAAACTTATTTGTGTAATTTGGGTCAGTTCCAACATGTGTGATTTCACCCTGTCCTGTTTGGTCATTAACATCTACCCCTGGTTTCCACCCAGATTTGTAGAAGTTATTACCCCACTCTTCAGGAATGTTAGGCATATAAACCTCCTTTACCCTGTTGTTTATACCTTACTTAGTAATTTGTTTTTTAGCGTATGTCTTGATGACTGCTAGTGCAGCACCACCACCTGCTAATGCAGCTAACTGAAGTGTTTCAGCTTCTACACCAACTAATGGAGCAACTGTTAATGCACCAATGAACGCTTCAATGAAGGTCCATGCAGTTCTCTCAAGCATGTCTTTTAAGTCATCACTCATTTTATAACTCCATGCTTCGTTCCATGGTGTCCACGCCACATCCTTCTTGAATGTACCATCAGAATTTCTTTTTCGTTTAAATTTTTCTAACATTATCTTATCAATCTCCCTTTTAGCATAGCTTGATTTTGAATTACATTTCCATTTACACCAGAAATATCTTCTTGTAGTTCTTGCAATTTATCCATAACTGTTCTAGTTAATACAACATCATCTGTAGATTTATTTGATAGTTCTTTACCTAACAACTTTGCAATAGTTGTGTATTCAATAGTCACTTTTACACCTATTAATAACTCTTTAGCTATCTTCTTGTATGCTTTTAGATATGCGTTCTTACTTGAACCAATGAATCCATCTTTACCCATGTCTAAGTCTTGTTGAGTCTCGCCCAACAGTAAGCAACCTGATGTATGTTCGTCAGTATTCCCAGTGTGGATAAGTATGTCCGAAAAATTCGGCACATTTTGTATGTGCAACATACCATAGTGGTCACTACCATAACGCACCTTGTATTTTTCGTGAAAGCCACCCCATTTTTTAAACTTAATTTCGTACACACCATCATCAATACAAGTTTCGTGCATAACTTTTACTTCTTGATACTGGTCTTCTAATGTATAACACTCAAACTGACCATCAATATATAATATTCCACATGTTGCATCAGTACCAAACTGATGTCTAACTACTTGTAATTTCATGTAATCCACCTATTGGACAAGTAGTACAACTTCCAGAACATAATCCACAAATCATCTACTGACCTTACCTTTACTGTTGTCTTTATCTTTTCTAAATCCTATGGTTAATAACCATATTGCTAATGTAATTATAGTCGCTAATCCTGTGATTTGTTGAGCACTACCAGTTAATGTAAGCGTAGCAATAACTAATCCAACTAATGTCCAACTAAGGTTCAATGTTTCCTTAATTATTTCTACAAACCAGTTCCATATTTTTTTTATCATAATGATTTCCTCATCACAAAAGCTGCGATACTAACTATTCTAGTCAAAATAACTGGCACTACAACTTCTTGTGCTTTTTCTCTCTGGTCCTGAGTCATGTCATCACCAATGGTTGTAAGGTTTATATCTTGTACATCTACATCTATAAAAACTTCTATTGGATTTTCTAAGAATGCTTCGTACTGTACCTCTGTGACAACATCAGCAAGGGTGTAGTCTTCTACATCTGCATTCTCTACAGCTCTCTCTACATATTCTTCTACAGCTTCAGCTACTGCTTCGTCTGTT